AGCTCGCCACCACAAGACGGACATTCCGTTGGCGGTAGGATTTGTTTTAGCATTTAAAAGTTTCTCCGAAAATGTAAAATATATTATACGAAAAAGTGAGTTAAAAGTCAAGAACTATTTTTCTGAAGGTCCACTCTGCGAACGATTCGCGGAATGATATCACCACTTCGTATTACTTCTACTTTGCAACCAATTTCTAAGTCCAAAGAGCGAATGTACTCGATGTTGTGTAGAGTTGCCCTGCCCACGACAGCACCTTCCACTTCGACTGGATCAAGTATAGCAACAGGGCTGACTACGCCCGATTTACCTACTTGCCACACAACATCGAGTAATTCTGTAATCATACCCTCCTTCTGCTCTTTGAGAGCAAAAGCGCCGCGAGGGTGGTGGGCTGTATATCCCATTTTTTTGAAGTTTTTTTGATTGTTAAGACGGTAAACTAGGCCATCCGTAGGATAGTTACTAGCGTCGAAGGTCGTAACAACATTAAAACCTTCATGGGCCAATGCATGCATTATTACATCATAGTTTGTGTAGTCATTTTCAAACTGGAGATCGTAAGCGACAAAGACTAGATCTTGAGATCGTTGCCGAAACTCATGAATGTCTTTGACATTTAACAACCCCGCTGCAGCATTACGAGCATTGGGGACATACGAGGGCAGGACTACTTCGCCAGTGATTTGCACACTACCGTTCATGGGAATCGTGGCAGGAACCAGCTCTTCGAGTTTGACGGTAATATCTCGGCCTAAGTTACCGTCGCCTCGTGTCAATCCGAGTGCAAAGTGTCCATTTACATACAGTAAAGATACTGCTGCACCATCTAACTTTGGAGTACAAATGTACTTTGCGTTAGGGGTAGGAATATCATCCAGACTAAAAACTTTTTGTAGAGAATACATCTTGTACAAATGCGGAACACCATCCGTAACCTTATGGCCTACAGATTGATGATTCCACTTTTTTACAAGCGCGTCATACTCTTCGTCCGAGATTATCGGGTAGCCCGAGAAGTATGCGGCTTCACATTTTTCAAAAAAATCTTTCATAGTTTCTCCCACTCAGACCATATATTATACAGAAATATGGAAAGAAAGTCAAGATTTATTTTGTATATAGTGTGCTTAAAAGTTCTGAAAATTCTTCCTGGATTATCTCTTTACTCTCCGCCAGGCTTAGTATCTCTACTAACCCACAAAATAACTCTCTTGAATTATTAAAATCTAGAGGAAAGGCTATTCCATCTGGAGTAGGGCACCACTCTTCATCAAAACTTAAAAAATACTTTCTTAAATGCAAGTATTCTATTCCTCGAAAAGTACTAATTGTAAGTCGTACTTGTAGCTCCCTATCTTCATCATAATGTACTATTTTTTCATACACCTCAGGAGACGCATATAGTTCCATAACTATCTACCTCTCGTTCTTTAGAACTGAAGCCAACGGCACTACACTCGTTACATTGTTAGGTTTTAATAATCGATACGAATCCGTATCCCAACAAAACGTAAGTAGCGTACTTGAGGATTCCTTAGCTCTATTCTTTTTATTTTGAATGTACGGTGTAGAAAAATCTAAGGTACATACATTATACTTTAGTTTATTAGATTTTTCACTACGATACGTAATTATGGCATCCCCATAATCATGTATCAAATTTGCTAATTCTTCCTTTTTCATTATTACTCCTTTTGGTAGGTTAGCAAAATTTTTTGCTGTCCAAACTTAGGGTAAAATAATGAAATACAGTAAACCCCCGAAACAAGAGCTTCGGAGGTTCACATAGTCAATAGGTTAGCTTGCTGAGTTTACACCATTCAATACTGTGGTAAAGTATTGTGCAGCCTTACCTGTCAACTTGCTAATGATTTCTTCATCAACACTTTGACCTGCATCATTGATAGCTGCAATTAGTCCTTCTTGGGCGGCAGCTTTAGATACTCTCCCGCCACCATTACCACCACTCGCGGTAGTCTTGCTGCCACCAGAAGCGGGGCTCTTCTTTACATAGACGCCTGCTTTGGTAAGAATCATACGAACACCATTTGGTGACTCTTCCAGTTCGTCTGCGATGCCCTTTACGATTTCCATTGACGTTTCGGGAGTAGGGTCAGCTGCTTCATACATAGATACAGCCTGTGCCTTCTTGTCGTCGTCCCATGCCATTTTGCGTTTCCTTCTAAGTTGTGTAATTTTTGCGCCAGGACATGATCCTGTCGCGGCTAGTTGTGATAAATAAAATCGGTCGCCCATTGGTTTCCCTCATTTCTTACACATATTATACTTGTATAAGAGATGAAAGTCAAGAAATATTTTTCTATGATGCCTCCGATATTTCAGAGCTATTTTGCTTTATAATAAAATCATACATATATTCAATAACGTCTTTAATAAATTCTCTACAATAAAAATCTCTAATGTCGGAACCTCCATCTCTTAGAGCAAAAGATAACTCTTGTGCTCTTCCTTCTTTCGAAGGTAAATCAGAATGTTTATTAGTCTCTGCTAAAAACATACAGAAGCTATTATGAATTTTCCAAGCTTCTTTACTCATAGGGTTAGCTATTCTTTTTTGTAGCTCTGTCTTTGTTCGTTTTAGGTCGTGCAACTGTATATAGTCAAAACAGTCACTATAGTCAAATTTGTATCTTTCATTCCGCATTTTAAATGATACTCTAGGATTACTAGGAGATACGTAAGCAGGGTCAGGACTTAAAGAACTCCAACTTATGTTATTTTCTAATAAATAATTTAGCTTCTCTTTAATAGGCGACTTGATCCAGTCAGGAACTATTACCTTTTCCATAAACTGCCCTTCAAAATGAAAAGAGCTAGGAGGCTTACCGATAAATATTACTTCTTCTTGTACAAATCTTCGATACCCTTCTAACTCTCTTCTTACTTTATCATACTCAATCTGATAGTGGTTCGAACTTTGTTGTTGCATCACTAATCTTAATTGCTGTTTTGTTTCTTCGACTACTGCTTCTAACCGTTGTTTTTCTAGAGTTGCTTCTGCTACCTGACGTAGAGCTTCCGATTCAGCTTCTTTAAATAAATCTAGGATGTTTTCATAGGCTCTCAGAACCTCTTCCATTGTAATTTTCTTATCTTTGTACCACTGTGTTAGTAAAACAAATCTTTCTTCTCTAGTCTTTTCTTTCGACTTATTCGGACTATAATTACTTAATAATTTACACTCCCACCCACTATTTGTAGTATAAGGTCCGTGGGCCCAGTAAGCTCCTTTAGTATCTCCGTACCTTAGATACATAGGAAGTCCACATTCTATACAAGTATATAAATGGGTTTTTAACTTAGATACGTTTTCTACTGATATACTGTCAAAGTATACAGTCCTGCCTAAGGTTTGATCGTATGCGTAATCTGCCATAGTTAAATTCGACTAAGATCGACTCCATATTCTTTGAGGTGAGACAGCTTGCCTAAATCATACGCAAGCTGTGTAGCAGTAAAACCCCCGCCAGTAGCAGTAGTCCAACGTTCGCTGTAGTCATCATCAATTTTTTCTATCACCCAAATATTGTAGGCTTTGCAACCATACTTCTTTTCATAGTTTACATCTTTATACCCTGGAAGTTCAGCTTGATAGTCTACTGATAGTTCTTGCTTAATTATGGCAGGGCCATGATATTTAGCCGACCAGACTATCTCTCCTTTTTCGAATGAAGTTGCCACGCATTCTTCTGGTAGGTAATCGTACCGTCCTTCTTCCTTTTGAGGTACACCCACTTTTTCGATGATACTTTTAACAAATCCTGATGAACGATAAAGTCCTGATGCAATTGTGCTGATGGGGGAGCCGGATAAGAACTCAGTAACCGCATCTGCCACCTCTTGCTTTGTAGCTGCTTTTCCTCTGTTTTGAGATTTTCTTTTCTCGCGATACGCTTGAGTTTCTTGAAAATCATCAATTATACGTTGTAGGCGCGTTGTATTGTACGCTATATTCAGAATGTTGCAGGCTTCCTTCTTTGAGATTGGGGAAGTCCCACTCAGAAGGTCTATCACTTTCTTTATATTGGTGTCGGATAAGTTCTCGTGATCCTTCTTCTTGAGTCGTGCCAATTCTATTTATCTCCCTATTTACGTACCAAACAGCTTTATTTAAATCTTCTACTGCATCTTTTTTAAGACCAGCTCTCCAAATATATTTTACTGCATTCCCTAAGCAGAAGTTCATATGTTCTGTGATTTCAATACATTCTACACCACTAGCGTGTGCACGATAGTGTGGAGGATAATTTACATTATCTACCATTGGTTATGCCTCTTGTCTGTAGCTTGCGTTAAGTATGTTACATACTGTTCTGCTTGTGTTTTAGTAGGAAACTTTCCTACTGTTTCAAACTGTCTATCTTCCTCTGAAACTACTACTCTCCAAAAAGTATTATTTGGCCCGTAGTGTGCTTCAATTACTTTAAACTCTCTTACCCCTCGTTCTCCAGGTCCCACACGCACCTCCTCTTTTCTACTGGGGTTATTTTATTTCGTTGGACCCATAAGTGTCCGTTCTTTTCTGCGTCTTGGAATGTGAGTGCAGTAATAAAAAATGCACCCAAAACTAATAAGTGTGCTCCCACACTACCAATACCAAAATAAATTGTTTGTCCAACCCAAATTGTAAATACAGCAGTCCACATAACACTAAGATAAAACATTAGTATATACTGTGTAAATGGGCTGGGTATGTGCCTCAAAGGATTTACTTTGAGACTAAAAAAGAATCTGTAGGTGTCATACACCCAAAAACCTAGTGTTTTCATTCAGGCCTCCAGTTAGGATTTGGAAAGACATTCGCGCAGTTATAATCAAGGCTTGCTTCATATCGACGCACCTTTATAACTATAGGCTCTCTAGCTCTCCAGAACTTTTCTGTCTCTGTAATCTGATAGATGCCTATTGCAAGGGGCTCTGCCCAAAATCCTTTTCGATTGCATTTCATATTTGCAGCCCACACAGCATTATATCTTGCTTTTTCTTTATTTTTTGCAACCACTGTAATAGTTTCTACAGCTTCTGCAGGAATTGCAAATAGAAGTAATAATAGTAATGTTTTTTTCATTTATTTGGCCGTGATCCTTGTCTCATAATCTGCGAGGTCGTCATCCCACCAAGGGGGACGCTCTCGGCCTGTCCAGCTAGCAAAAGTGCCTTTGTCAAGATGATAATAGTCACGGTAAGACTGTATAGGGTTATCATAATCTTTGAGCACGTCCGGCATTGCCAATCCGAAAGTGGTAAATCCATGTCTCTCCATCTTGTTAATATCGGGGAGTTGGTTGATGACTGTAACGGATTTGTGCTGTTTGCCATACCTATAGCGATACTCCTCTCCGAGCGCATTACCATAGCAGTGAGTCCACTCATAATTATCCAAAGAACTACGTGCCCAGATAGTACAAGGATGATTGTACATCATAGGCAAGTAAGGAGTGAGCGGTCTACTTTCAGGTGGTAAGTGTTTAATCTCCTTCTTCAAGGAGTTTAGATAATCAGACTCTGATTTATTCAAAGCCCGGGGTACAAAACCCAAATGCACATCTACCCAAACAGCAGTACAGCATATCTGGGCAACTTCCAATGGCATTTTTACAATATGTTTGTCGACATGGTACTCGGCACACTTGTCCAAGTCCTCGTCAAGGTAAAAAAGATTCATAGTACCTCCAGCAGACATATATTATACATCTACTAGATAGTAAAGTCAAGAATTATTCTACTGGTATCTCAAAATGATGAAAATCAATGATGGGAGTTTTATCCAGTTTTAACTGCTTTATAATAAAATCATTTGTCAAATCTTCAAAAAATTCTACATTACCTCTAAGATCGGGTATGTGCCAAGCACCTCCCCATACAATAGGTACTCCTACATATTCTGCAGCATATTGCATGCATTGAGCAAGATCATCATAAGGTTCTTTTTCTAGTATTATTTTATCGTTTAGGTATGCTACTAGATCTACTGCGTGTCCATAAAAGTGAGAACTAAAATGAGCGTCTTGAGAAGCCCCTTTTGAATATAAAAATTCATGTTCTGCTGTAGTTCTTTTTCCTTCTAACACTTGGAATTGAATATCTGACATACCTATTGCATGTTGAACTACAAGAGCTAAATCATTATTTACTTTACTTAATTTATCCCAAGATTCATCATTTAAAAAGAAACGTTGATCTTTATAAAGTGATGCTGAATCAATTATTTCCATTACTGACATTCTCCAGTCTAGTCATGAGCCTTTCTGCTCTATTTGTTACTTGTTTGTACCAGCGAGAATCGCGGCCTTCTGCCGCAGCTTGTCTCCATTGATGCTGAGACAAATGAAATCTCATCTGTCGAAACTTCTCAAGTCTTGTAGCACCAAGATTAAAGCACATATTTACCATTATACGCTGGACTTCTTCCGGCCAGTTGTGCCACTGTCCGTAAAGTCTCTCGCAGTCCTCAATGGCAGACTGAATGTCTCGAGCGAAGAGTTCTCGGCTTCTCTCAGCTGTAATGGCTGTCCCGGGAGGTTTTCCAAACTCCTCATCTTCTGCTGTGACCAAGTGTCCGATACCAATAGTAGGGTATCCCAAATGGTCAAGATAGACTTCGAGAACTTCTCCTTCATCTGCTTTAATTTCTTCATATAATTTTTCACGATCCATGTTTACTCCTGTAGTCTGTGATTGCCGCTTTGATTGCATCTTCTGCAAGTACACTGCAGTGAATTTTCACAGGCGGGAGTGATAGTTCTTGAGCAATTTGGACATTGCTGATTTCTCCCGCTTCGTCAAGGGACTTTCCTCGAACCCATTCTGTGAGAAGTGATGAAGAAGCAATAGCACTGCCGCATCCGTAAGTTTTGAATTTAGCATCTTCAATAATTCCGTCGGTCGATACTCGGATTTGAAGTTGCATGACGTCTCCACATGCTGGAGCACCTGTGAGGCCCGTTCCGACATCTGGAGCATCTTTGTCAAGCTTTCCGACATTTCTGGGATTTTCATAATGATCTATTACCTTATCTGAGTACATTTGCATACTCCAAGTTTACTTTGCTGTGATTTTGTTCATCAGCACGAATGTGACGTATCATTGTAGATAGGCTTGCATCAGGATCCATACCGTAGTATTCAATTGCCAACTGAGGTGCAGGCACATCTTCTATCTGTTCTTTGTAAATTAAGTCTAAGTATTCTGTATAACTTTTGACTGCTTCCTCTTCGAAGTAGTGCGTCATCATGTGAGCAGTACGAGGAGAGATTAGATACATTACTAAGTAAAAGTGCCAGAATATAAACTGTGCCAGGATTATGAGACCCCGCTCCAGCTTATTAGGCTGTGCAATCTCAATGAAAAACATGAGATGCATACGCTCATTTTCTGCTTCTGCAAGTAACTTTCGTATGATAGGCCCGTAGCCTCGCTTGTGTGTTCTCAAGCTCTTGAGATGTACAAGCATTCCTGCGACCATTCCTGGCACTCCTGCAACTGTTTCAAGTACAACTGCTCGGTGTCCGTATCTCTTTGCAAAGAATGTGTCTGCAAAGAAACGAAAAAACTTTGTCATTGAACGCGCTAAAGTATCGCTCATAGAGTTTCAATGTACTCCGTTACCTGATGTATTTCTTTATCAGATAGCATACTTGCTTGACTCCACATCATATTACTTTGTGGCCCAATTTTTTCTCCTGCTTTGTATGCCATAAGTCTGCCCATGATATACTCATGAGACTTTCCTGCCAACGTAGGTCCAATACCTCCACTACCTTTTGCTCCATGACAGGCAATACAGCCTGCATACAAAGCCTTTCCAGGCAACTCTTCTACTTGTGCAACTTGAACATTGCCTCCTTCAATATTTACCATAATCGGAAGAAAACAGTCATTACCATCATATGAACAAATTCTTGCTTCAATTGCACTTCGCTGGGAATCGGTAATACCCATAGTTTTTGCTAAACCTGGGTCATTTGCACCACACGCACTAATCAGTGATGCGAATGCCAGGATACTTACTTTCTTTGCGTAACATATCACTTGCTTTATTCCTCCATACATTGGGTAGAAGTCCGTGTATCAGCAATACAGCCGCTACTTTCCAGGCTCCTAACAAATGTTCAAAATATCCTTTACCAGTTTCTTTTAGATGATCCATCCGTTTTATCTCCGTACCACGCTCCTATTGTAAGTAGTATGATAGAGACGAAAAAGAACACCAAAAATAATATTGGTTCATTTTCCACTAATGTCCCCATGGCCAATTCCACGAAATGATAATTAGCCCTAAAAATAATAATAGTACATAGACATAAGGCTCCATTAACCTGAAACCTTATAGCTATAGTACAAACATATACCTATACCTATTGGAGCTACTAACATCACTCCTGCTATTCCTATCAATGCTACGTCCATTAATAATTCTCACATTTCATATGTGCAGGCACTCCTGCTTCGTGAATAATATCACAACTTTTACTAGGGGGATTATAAATATGTAAACCTGTAATTACTCCTACAAATGCTAAAAAAATTATTATATCGTCTATATAACTCATAGTAGCCTCTTGGAAATGCCCGAGCCGAAGCCCGGGCTTTAAGTTTATACTAGCTGAGCTAAGCTCAACCAGATACCAGAAGCTGCCCATACGGACAGTAAGTATATCCCGTAGGTATTTGCCCTACGAAAAACTTCATGCTGCATCAATAATTTCTATCCTTTTGGGCTTATCTTCCTCGGGAACGTGCTCTGTCAGTTCTACACAAAGAAGTCCATTCTTCATGTATGCTGTCTCGAGTTCAATGTTGTTGCCTACTTTGAAAACCCGAGAAAAGGTTTTACCGCTTAGTCCTTTGTAGAGATAGTCTTCGTTCTCCTCGGCTACCTGTTTTGCAGTGCCCTCTATTCTTAATTCGTTTTTATGGAATGTAATTTCGATGTCTTCTTTATCCCAGCCCGGGACTGCGACCTCTACGCGATGGCCACTATTACCTACTCGCACAACATTGTAACGAGGGTAACCAGTCATGGGTGAGTTAGAAAAGAAGTCAGGATGAAGATCAAGTCCTAAAAAGAACTTGTGAAAGTCTGATATATTTAACATCTGTTGTTTTGTCATTGAAAGCCCCCAGAAAAACTACTTAAACTTCGGTCAGAGCGAGAGTCGCCCGATCGCAGCTTACAATAGTCTTGCCGTCTTTAATGACAACGAGTTCAATGGTGCTACGCTTAATTTTGTGCAGCTTGATAATAGCCTCAGATCCATACTGAATCTTTGCTTGAGCCGAACAAATTGCATATGCTCCGTTATCTTTGGCATCTGCAAATACAGATGTACTAAAGATCAGGCATAAGCCTGCTACTAGGTATTTCATAATTTTCTCCATGCGCCCTTTCGGTACGCTCTGTGCATCCTTTCGGTATGCGGTTTAGAATGGGGGCGCAAGGCCCCCGTAATTTAGAAAGAGCCTACTTAACTTGTACGCGCTTTCCGTCTACTACACGGTATTTTGCTCCGCGATAGATATATAGCATGATAATCTCCTCAAAAAACACTTTTTGCGCGTTCCTTCGGTATTACCCTACTTCCGTCCCTTTCGGGATGAACGACAAAAGGCCGTAGCCCCGTCACTTAGGAAGAGCAAACTCCTCCTTCCTCTGATGCGTCGAATGTATCATCTCCGCAACCATACTTTCCATCATTATCAGTGTCACAAGCACGTTGCCATAGAATCATGTCAAACGTGAGACCTTCGCCCCAAGGAACGTAGGCTTTGCACCATTCATGAGACCCGGGCTGAAACGGATCTTGTGGTTCTGGTACATAGTCTCTAGATGTCCAAGGATCTTGAGCAGTAAAGAATGTATCCTTATTATTC